CCTACAGAGTCATATCAAACTGATGCTGAGTATTATCTACCACGTATTGATAAAGTCGTTATATCAGAAAAAGGTAAGATTGAGGTTGTTGAAGGTTCTTCGGGATTAGATCCTAGACCTCCTATTGCCCCTGTTACAGTCATGGAACTGGGCAACATTTCTATACCTCCATACCCATCGCTGTCACCATATGTCGGTCGTATTAATGACCGCAAAGATTTATCTTGCCACATTAGTCTGAAGCAAAATAAACGTTATACGATGGCTGATATTGGTGCGATCGAAAAACGTATTAATAGACTTGAATACTATACTTCATTGAACATGTTGGAGAAAGATACTGAGAGTTTGAAAATTACAGACTCTTCTGGTAATGACAGGTTTAAGAATGGTATCTTTATTAACAACTTTGCTGACCACAATTTCAGTAATCTTAGAGACCCAGATTTTAATGCCGCTGTCGATACTAAGCGTCAAGAGTTGACAACAAACTTCTTTGAAGAAGGTGTTGATGTTATATTTGATAGCACAAACTCAACAGGTGTTCAAAAAACTGGTAACTTGTTGACACTTCCTTATACGTTATTTGATAACCAAAGAAACATCAACGCTTCTAAATCAAGAAACTGTATTGGTGCGCTCTTGTTTACCTACATCGGCGACCTAGAGCTTTATCCACAATCCGATAACTTTGTCAACCTCGAAGATGGCGGCGATACTGTTGTTGAAGATAACACGCTGGCTACAGCACTAGAAAATTTTGCTGGTAATTTGAACAATGCTGGTATCGTAAATGGCATCGAAACGACCATGGCAGGTAGTCCTGTCAGTGACCCACAAGTAGTATCTTTCAACGATGGTGATAGATTCTTTGACATGGGTGGTATGCGTGGTCGAGTGCGGTTTACAGGTGGTGTTCAGTTTAATGCAGGGTTCAACCAAGTTGTTGACACACAAGACTTACAACAATCTGTTGATACGCTAACTATCAATTCTACAGCTAGTAATACTGTAACGCAAAACTTTGGTGACCGAGTTATAGATATTGGTTTCTCTCCATTTATGAGAAGCCAAAACGTAACTTTCAGAGCTACCAGACTCAAGCCTAATACTAGAGTTTATGCATATTTTGATGGCGACTCTGTTGCTGAACACTGTCGTCCTTTAACTTATGCAACATTCGAAGCTGCTTTGGCTGCTGGTGTAGATAACTTCTGGTCTGACTTCAACGAAACAACAAATGACTATGGTGATGCTCTTGTCACTGATAGTGATGGACGTCTCGCAGCTCAGTTCCGCATCCCTGAGTCAACTTTCCGTATCGGTGAGAAAATTCTCAGGCTTACAGATGATAGTCTGAACCGTGATGACTTTACGACATCATCTTGTAGTTCAACCTTTACATCGTTTGGATTAGATGCTGTTTCGGGTGGTGTTATTACTTCTACACAGGTTCCATCTTTCGCAACTGATTCGCTTGATGGGGATCCACAAACTGTTGCTAATTTGGTTACAGATACTCGTATCGAAGATGTAACCACTAATGTTAATGTTGACTTTAATGCCACGACTTATGATCCAGTAGCTCAAACATTCTTGATAGATAGAGAAGATGGTATGTTTGTTCCTGCCGTTGATTTGTATTTCCGTCAAAAATCATCAACTCAGGGCATTACAATTCAAATCCGTGAAGTTGTGAATGGATATCCAGGATCTAGGATTGTTCCTTACGGTAGCAAATATCTTGAGCCAGCTGACGTTAGTGTTTCAACCGAAGCAAGTGACGGCACAGTTACTTTCGCTGCAACCAGAGTAACATTCGATTCACCTATGTATCTGGAAGGCGGTCGTGAATATTGTATTGTAACGCTTCCTGCTGCCAACAACCCTGACTATGAAGTGTGGGTATCTGAGCTTGGTAAAAACAGAGTCGGCACAACAGAACGTATTGTTGCTGAAGATGTATCTTCTGGTATCTTGTTTATTTCAGCTAACAACAGAACGTGGAATGCCTTCCAAGCGGAAGACTTGATGCATACGATTTATCGTTGTGACTTTAACACCACAACTGATGGTGTTGCCAAATTTACGAATGGTCCAGCTGATTATCTAAAAGTTACAGACTTCACAGCAGGTGTATTCAACGCTGGTGATAATCTACACGGATTCGATATTACTGTTGACACTGGTGGATCAGGTCACGCTGTCGATGATATTGTTACTTTAGCAGGATTCGGCAACGGCACAGGTCTCAAATTGAAAGTTACATCTGTCAGTTCAGGTGCTATAACAGGCTTTACAATTAATGATATGGGTCAAAACTTTACAGCTGATGGTGTAGACGTAGCACAATCAGCAACTACAGGTTCAGGGACAGGTGCTGTATTTGACATCACAACCAAGACTGGTGTAGTTGAAAGATACTCTAACTTGTTTGATGTAGCCCGTGTAAAACTTACAAAATCAGATTTTAATGCTTCTGAAAATATTTCTAACGGGGCTACAGATGCTGTCGTAAGTTCCATTGAAAATAAAATATTCAATACTCTGCAACTTAACTTCGGTGAGATTGTATTACCACAGACAACCATCGCACACTCTTATGCTGGAACAGACTCCCAAGGTGTTTCATCGAAAGGAACTGTGAACCGTAAGATTACTAAGGGTGAGAGACAAGTTACAACTAAAGAATATGCTGTCTATTCGCGCTCTAACGAAGTTGATAATCTGAGTAGTCAAAAATCATTCAATTCAACAGCAACAATGACAACAACATCGGCTGACTTATCCCCAGTTATTGACCTTTCTCGTTGTGGTTATATCACAACCAAGAATAATGTCAATAATGATTCTACTAATGAAGACAGTAATAAAGATGGTAACGCTCTGTCTAAGTATGTCTCTAAAATTATTAGACTTGCTGACGGACAGGATGCTGAAGACTTGAGAGTATTCCTAGACCAATTGACACCAGTAGGATCTAGTGTCAAAGTTTATGGTAAGTTCCTTTCATCTGATGATGATGCTGACTTCCGCGAAGAACTAGATTGGTTCGAGTTATCAGAAGTATCCGCTCCTGACAATGGTGGTTTATCTTCCACTCAATTCGTAGAATATGAATATCAGGTCGGCACTGCTAATCTGAATGGCGATGATATTCTTGAATACACAACCAAGCGTGTTAATGCGACAACGATTAGTGCTGGTGGCTCTGGTTATACTACAGCCCCTACAGTAACTTTCTCGGGTGGAACAGCTACTCGACAAGCTAAAGGTATCGCTGTTTTAAATAGTGGTGCTGTTGCTTCGATAATCATCACGGATCCTGGAAGATATTCTACCAGTTCCGCCAATCCTACAATTACCATTTCTGGGGGCGGTGGTTCGGGTGCGACGGCTACAGCAACACTTGGCACAGCAACCTACACTACTTTTAAAGAGTTTGCTGTCAAGATTGTAATGCTTTCAAGTAATACATCTAATGTTCCAAAACTTAAAAAACTTAGAGCTATCGCACTGCAGGTATAAAAATGAGTGAATATTTTACTGATAAATATACAAGAGACAACGAGACTAATGCTCTATTGAGCACTGATCATTCTGGATTAGCTGCCTATAAGTCGAAGAAAAAACAATCATTGAAGATAGATGAAGTTTGTAATGATATAAATAGTCTAAAGGAAGACTTAGCTGAGATTAAATCGGCTTTACAAGTAATATTAAAAAAATAGGTAAGAAACATGTCAACACTTACAACAAGATCTGGTAAAGGGTCGCCATTAACAAATACTGAGGTGGATACTAACTTCACCAACCTCAATACTGATAAGTTTGAGAGCGGGGATGATGTCACAGTTGATGATATCACGGTATCTGGTCGATTTATCGTTGGTGTTGACGCTTCTGTTACTGCTGCAGGCACAACCCAAGGTGGTGCTACAGCTCTCTCAAAAACCTATAACATCGTAAACACTGCATCAACTAACCAAGGTGTTAAATTGCCTGACGCATCGGCTGGCACTAGGGTAACTGTTTTCAACTCGACTTCTAATACGATTAAAGTTTGGCCATATTCAGGCGAATCAATTAACGATTTGTCGACTAACGCTGCTCTTGAACTCGGTTCAGAAAAGGGTCGCGACTTCGTTGCTATTTCAGCCACACAATGGCAGTCAACTGATGAAGGCGACGCTGTAGTTGCTACGACTATCGATGCGTCAGGACTGGCTTCACTCGATGGTGGTATAGATGTGGATGGCGCATTTACTGTTGCGAATACATCTGGTAATATTGATACATCTGGCACACTGACTGTCGACGGTTTGTCATCGCTCGATGGTGGTATCGATGTTAATGGCTCGAACTTTGCTGTTACAACAGCAGGTGGTATTGTCGGTTCAAGTATCAGTATTTCTGGCACAACAACATTATCAGGCGATCTGAAGTATGGTTTAACTAGCACTGTTACTGCTGCAGGCACAACACAAGGTGGTGCTACTGCATTAACTGAATCTCATAATATTATCACAGCTGGTTCAGCAGGAAATGGCGTTAAACTTCCAACAGCGGTTGCTGGGCTGAAGGTTGAGATCTATAATGCGACTGGTAATAGAATCCAAGTATATCCTAATACTTCTGATACAATCGATGGCGGTTCAGCGAATGCGAATAAACCACTTGCTGGCAATTGCTCTATGGTTCTTATTTGCAAAGACGCTACTAATTGGCAAATTCACAGACCTATAGCAATTAGAGACAGTAGCGGCACACTGTTAAATTAATTTGAGGATTTTACAACATGGCTCTTAAAGTTTTAGGTGTTCGGGCAACCGATGATGTTTTTCAATTTGGTGGCTCGGGTCAATATAAGAGAACTGCTAATCTTTGGGATATGGGTGACGCTGACCTTTGGGTTTGGACGGGCTCAGTTATATCTAAAAAGTTTTCTAGTGTAGAGGGCAGGGGATCACTCAAAGTAACAACAGATGGTGTGGCTACTGACCACACAAGCATCGGAACATTCGTTGATACTGAGCATAACTCTGAGGTGGGCGACCATCCCATCGATCCAGCCAATGTTAGCACTGTAAACACCTACACTTTCCAGATGAATACAGCATCTATAACTGACAATAAAACAGTTAGACCTTTGGTTTATGACACAGCCACCGACGAAATCAGAGAAACGACTGATGCAGAATTAGATAGTGAAATAATTGATGTCTTAAGAAATCGCTGGTATAGTCAAACATATATGATTGGCAAATACTGGCTCAAAGCAGGAACCGATGCGCCAGACGCTGCTGATGGCGCGGGATCGAACACATATACATCTAGATATACTATTGATGATACACAAACTGACGGAACTACACAAACTTATACTCTTTGGCAAGATACTTTATCGGCGGTGGAAAATCATACTGTCGGAACTGGTGGTCTTGGCAGACCTCTAGTAAAATTTAATTCTGATAAGGAAATCGTAGAATTAACTGTTGCTGAAACTGAATCGTTAGTAGATCGTTTCCGTTTATCAATTACTACAACTTCAATAGGTGGTTATCTCCTTCAAGACGCTGCTCCAACTGAAACTGGAACATGGCAGCAGAAGGGCGACACCATGACCGACCAGAGAAAAACCAACACTACAGTGACTTATACAGGCTCATATGATGGCACGTATTCGGGAACTTATGAGGGTGATTACTCTGGAGATTACGATGGTGATTATGAAGGCACATATGCCGCTGACTATGGTGGTTTCGCAGGGACATCATATACAGGAACATACACGGGAACATATACAGGAACCTACACTGGTTATTACACAGGTTCATATACTGGAACATATTCAGGTGACTATGACGGTGTGACACTACAATCAACTTCTTCCACTGTTTCTAGCAGAAAGTTATACGCAAGAGTCTTATAGAGTTGGCTAAATACTAATACATTATTTTATATTATGGAGTCTATATAATGTCCGAGGAAACTCTCCCAAAATACAAAGATCCTATTTGGCAGGATAAAGAAAACCGCCATATTGTCTGTCGCATATTACAACCAAATGATGTTTATGCCCTATCGCATGTTATCGTTGGTCCAGAATCAGAAGGCAATAAAAACGCCGATTATGATGCGTTGATGGAAATGTATGGCGAAGAAGAAATAGATCGCCGCACAAAAGACCATAAAGAAGAACAGCTTCGTAAGAAAGAAATCGATGCTGAAAGAAAAGTGGCAGCGCAAGCCAGAAAACGGCAAGAAGTTTTATTTAATATGAAACTTGAGGCATTTGAGATTGAAGAAATTAAAAACTCTACTAATAGAGATCTCAAGAAGCGTCTTCGCAAAGCTAAATCTGTCATTGAAGTCCAAGCATTTGCTACATTATTGATCCAAGACGCCCTCAATAATGCAGAGTAATGGCTACCTATTAGTCGCCTCTGTAAATAAAGCATATTACGACGCAGCACTTAGATGTGCTGAATCTCTCTTAGATTTTTATCCAGAAGCGAAAATAACTTTATTCACTCATGAAGAATGGGTTTGTGATTATGCTCACGAACTATTTGAGCATGTAATAACTGATGGTGTTCCGAATCATATCAGAGCTAAACTCTGGGCATTATCAAAGTCGCCTTATGATGTGACTTTATATCTCGATTGCGACACAGTGATACAACACGAAGACATTTCAGAAGTCTTTGATTTCTTGGGTGAGAACGATATTCTATTTACTAGAAACCGTCCTTACAATGCTAAGATTACAAAACTTTCTGAAACTGAAGAAATGATTTATCATTGTGGTTTGTTTCTCTACAACACTGCTACAACCAAACAACTCATGGATAGTTGGTATGAGTGGTATCTAGAGCAGCGAACACCTTCTTGGGATCCGACTCCATACCCTGAGAAGGTTCGCCCTTGGGATACATTTACTATGTGGAATCTCTTGACTAATGGTAACTTTGACGTTAAAGTAGGAGAGTTCCCAACACCTGATGCAAGGTGGAATTTTGTGAATGGATATTATGAAGATGAATTACAGGGAACTGATGTAGTAGTTTATCATTATACATTTCCTACAGGCGAAAGAGAAAACGGTGAGATTTATAGACCTAAATGATGAGATACTTGAGATATTGAATCGACACAGCGATTGGTTCTTTAGTCAAGATTTATCAGAACTTCATATTGATCAGAGAGGTCAATCTGATATAGAACATGCTCAATCATACGAATACCTAAAAGAAATGATGGCGAAACCTATGGGCAAAAAAGAGGGTGAGCATGCTGGTCCACCAGAAGTAGTCCGTAATTCTCATTTTGGTCCAGGAAGCAGAAATCCGCAAAAATATAAAGATGAATCGATACGCTTCAATGATGAATTGGTAAAGTTTCTAGGGGCGAGACAAAGTGCCGTGCATGTATATTATCCAGAAGATGGATACATGGGTTGGCATAACAACTGGGATGTTCCAGGATATAATATTCTTTTCAATTACAACACAGGCGACGGCTGGTTCCAGCACTGGGACGGCGAAATCATACACACATTACCAGACTGGCAAGGTTGGTCAGCGAAAGTGGGATATTACGGTGGGCAGGATGAACCCTTCTGGCATTGCGCTGGCGGCGGTCCAAGAATAACTTTAGGTTTTGTGATTCCTGATAAGGGAATGTGGGAAATGATGGTAGAGGATATTACTTAGAACCGATTACCATATATCGATCATACTTCTTTTGACCATCCCATGAGTAATAAGTTTGCTCAACTTCACCTTCATAAAATGTTTCATCTAAACCGATCTGCTCTTTCAGATCTTCAACTGAATTTACACAGTTGATACCATACATCTCTTCAATCACATTACTATTTTGACAAGCAAACAATGCCATCGGATTGCTAGTTTCTAACTCAGCAAGCGGATACATTTGTTCTGTGTTGATAGCGATTACAACGTCAGCATCTATTTTATTTAATTCTTCAAATGCAAATGGAATGTCAAGACAATGATGTTTCATCTTGATAAATTTTTCTTGCGAATAGTGTTTATGAAAAAGTTTGGATAAATCTAGTGACTCTTTATCAAGATCGACTAAATGAAATTCTCCAATATCTAAGTTCTCAGATAATAGAGGAACGAGTGGAATGCCGATCCATGAATTCAATATCAAGACTTTTAGTTTTTCTTGACGAGCGCAATTGTCTACATGATTGATTAGTTCTTCTACCAGCCAAGTGGCGGCTTCTACATGGTTTTTATCTAGACACTGACGAAAGTCAGTGAGTTTATGTATCGCTTTACGTTCGATAAACTGGAGTGCTTCACCCCAGTTTTTATAATTATTTAAGAAATTACTGTTTAGCATCTTTAATGATATCCACTGCAGCTTTTATAAAAAAGCCTTTTTCATAATCTTTAGGGTATTTATGGTGATATGCATGATAGCCCTCACCGAGTGTTAAAATATTTTGTAACCAGCTATCTTTTGGTTCACCATTGACGTGATTGTTCACTGTAATAATTTGTGAGAAAAAAGAATATGCAGTCGGTATAATAAACAGATAGAAGAACCATTCATACCCCAACAACAATGTCAATGTGGCATAAGCGAGTATGATAACGTGCTTATATGCATACAAGAACTGATGCCATTTTTGTGTCAACAATCTAGCTACTGTGTGTGTTGGTTCAACCCCATCTGTTCTATGAAAATAGAAAAACCAATTCCTAAAACCGATGTGTTTCGAACTATGCACGTCTTGTTCAGTATCTGAATGTTTATGGTGATGCCAATGAGTAAATGCCCATTCAGCTGGGCTTAACCAAGTCCCTAGCACAGTAAATACCGACAAAACCTTTTCTTTCATAGGCGACACTTTAAATGCTCTGTGTGTAAAATATCTATGAGCACTCACAGCAAATCCAATACCGCCAAATAGATAACTAACAATCGTTGCACTGATCAGACCATACAAATTGTGTTCGTGTGTAAACAAGAACCACAAAGCTGGGATCATCATAAATTGACCTAAAGTCATCAATGCTTGATTAAATTTTAATGTCATCTTCTTTACCCATTGAATCAAATAGACAGACATATGGCAGTCTTCTATACACGTGCTTCTCGGTATCTTGGGGGTAGATATACCCCTGATTGAAACTGTAAACCCAACCGAGTGGAAATATCTTCATCGGGATTACGTGTTTATCACATAAGAAATTATCAATTCCCCGATAGTGCCACATTATCTGCTGCTTATATTTAGTAAAATATTCCCATAGTTCTGCACCATCGAACGAATCATTCCACCTTAAAATACTGGAGTTGATGTCACTAAACTTATGGGGAACGTGTTTAGTTTCCTCGCGCATACGCTCAAGGTCGTGCCACCAAGTTTTTACAATACCGAGGCAGTTTTCTGGATTAAATTCTTCAAAGGCATCGATGTCATGTTGAATCAAGATATCAAGGTCAAAGAAAAGTTTTTCGCCTTCTTGCTCAACGAGGGGTGAAAACAAATACATCTTGTTCCACCATTTTTCCAAGTCGTTATCTTCTGGTATGAGTATGGGTTCGATGAAGTCAGCTAAACCATCAGGGTCGTCAGTGATGCAATACATCTTGCGATCTGCTTCTGGGAAGTCAGATGCAATGTCATATGCAATCTTATTGACATAATCAGAGCTATACTTATCGCCCCACTTTACTGTGTAAATATTCATAGATACAACCAATCTAATCCAAACTGTTTGACTTTACTGTAACCCAAATCAAACAGTATTTCTTCTCCATTACCTCGTTCTAGAGCAACGGCTGGGTGATGTTTCTTGAGAGTATGCAACATACCATTCAATGCATGCGGTTCATGACCTTCTATGTCTAGATGAATCAGATCTGGTTCTAATCCATAATCATCTAACCGAACCTGTTTAATATCGCCGTCATTAATTACACGTGTTGCTCCTGAGTTGATAGGATCTATCTTCAACCCTATCGTTCTTTCTCTCTCACCCAAAGCAGCTTCGAACATAGAGACATTATCTTCTGTGATATTGTTTTCTAGGCATAAGTAATTGTTCGGCTCTGGTTCGAAGGTGATTACATGTTGTGCATATTTTGCATATTGTGCTGTGTATAATCCACAGTTACCTCCTGCTTGAACAACTGTAAATACTCTGCCGATCTCGTTAAGTATATCTTCAGGTATGGTTGGGTGGTCAATTGTCAAATGTTTCCAGCAGTGATAATCAGCTATTGGCCAGAGCCATTCTCTACCCTCAAATACTCTTATCTCATTCATTGCCAATGCTCTAATAATCTAGGGTCTGCAAGTTCATCTTGTTTAGTTTTTCCACGAGAGCCATCTTCAAATGGTAGTAGGTCGACATTGAACACACAAAGTATACAATTGTCACGATATATGCCCACATTCAAATCATCTTCATCCCACGAGCGACCGCGATTGTAGGAATAAGCCATCCAGCTTGGGAAGTAGTCCCACAACTCACGCCATCTCCAACTATGATAGTTGTCTGTGCCATCTGTATATGTAAACCAAATTTTATCCTGATATTTTAATACATCCTCCCAGATAGGCTCACACTGGTCATCGCTCCATACCTGACAACTTCCGTTAGTAAATGCACCATGCGATACTTTGAAACGCCGAGTATTCATAGGTTGTGGATCCTGCCACCAAGAACGCATCTTAGTAGGTTGTTCCATATTATGTGTTATGATAGGAGTTAGATCGTTCTGAATTATAACGTCAAGATCTAGGAATACGAACCGACCAGTAGGTTTATCGTCGGCAAAATTATGGGTGTTAAAAACGAAAGTTTTTGGGCGATCCCAACAACGAGCCATTCCGTATTTAAAATCGTCCAACCCAAACCAATACTTAGGATGGATGTTCGGAATATCTGGAAAGGGGATAACCTTAATATCAGATTGAAGACCATCACTATCGTCAGTGTAACAATAGAAGTGGAAATCAAAATGGTCAGGGCAGTTTCGCCGAGCCATATTGCATAATCGATTGACAAAGTGTGGTCCATACTTTGTGCCCCATTTAGCACATACGAAATTTACACGCATCTTCCACACTTCTCTTTACAAATTTTCAAATGGTCTTTTTTGAGACGTTCATTATATGTTTCGAAGTCATCATTATACACTATGTCTTCCAATGAGAAAGACTTGGCGTTATTGTATTTAGGATTATATGAATAGTCTATCGGGTGAAATGGATATAATCTATTTTCTAACACATCCCTTGCAATATATGAGCAAGGGTAAACTTGTCCCTTTGCATTTACATATATGCTGTTATCGTTTCTTGCCTCACAATCAATAATCCAATTTTCTTCTTTTTCAGTGTTACGATATTCATATGTTTGTGTAAACTCTTTTACATTTTCCCTCGTTACATCCGCATCCTTCCTGATAAAGTCGGGTATATGTAGGATGTCAA